ATGAAGGTATCCCAGCTCATCCAACTGCTCAGCAGCTACCCTACGGATACGGAGGTACTCGTGGAAGGCTACGAGAACGGTTACGACCCGCTTCATTCCGTGTACATGCAAACACTCGCCAAGGTGCTGAATGCTGCGGACTATGACGGCCTGTTCGATGCACCTGAAAACCTGGTACTGGACGTTACAGGGGAGACACTGACAGGCATACGAAGGATGGCTCGAAGGGAAAATGGCGAACACCACAGTTATCTGGTGATCACGGGATTGCGAGGACACCGACGGTAAGACGCTAGAGGCGAATTGCTTGACTGCGATACCGGCCTGACAGGGAGAAATCAGAGCATCAAGGCGAAGCCTGTTACGCACCCACCAGAACGAGCGGCCACCAACAGCTGGCGATGCAGAAGCCTTACAGCGGCGATCTATAACGGACTTTTGAGCCCTGGCAAAACCCTACCCCAATCCTACCCCGGAGCTGGTTTTCACATAAAAAAAGGGCTACGCTGAAGCGTAACCCTTTGATTTGTCTGGTGCCGGCACCAAGAGTCGAACTCGGGACCTACTGATTACAAGTCACTCAAATTGAGCCGTCACATCAAATACTTACGCGCCGCAATTGTACGCAACACCCACCCGTAAACGCCAGTGATATCGGGGGCTTCACAAACCATTGTACGCATCAATAAACTGTATACATATACAGCAAAGGTGCAGCCATGATTTTCTACGTGACACGCATGCGGGTGAAGGGGCGGCCGCTCACACCCGAACAGATAAGCCGCGGTGAGCGCATCCAGTGCAACGTGAGCGTGCGCCACGAGAGCTGTGATCTTGGGCGGGCGTCTGTAGTGGCGAGAACCGCGGGTAGCGGCGGACCGCTGGAGAAAGGCCCCTTGCCAGACCTGATTGACGTTCAGCTGCACTCGATGGTGCCGAATGCGATGGTGCTGTCAGGCATAGAGGAAATCGACGGGGTTATGTACGCGCAGTCCTGGCTGTGCAGGCCTGATTGACGATTTAGCGTTACGGTGAAATGTCACGAAAGCACGAAAAACACTGAAGGGAAATAGCTGTTAGAGTGCGCTTACCGCTCGAAACCAGCTCTTGAGATTTCATCATTTGCTGAGAATGGCGTGGCTGGTTATTGGTGTTAGCATACGGATACCGCTTTACCTAACCAGCTTTCAGCCGGCGAGCGGTAAAGGTCGATACTTGCGGTGAACGCACTGCTGCAACAGCGCGCCACCGCAGTATCAGCGCCGTGGGGCGCCGAGCCTGTAGGCCCTAGTCATTGATGCACTTGCGATGCCCGCCCATCATTGAAAAATGAGCGGCGAATGTCAATGAGCTAGACCTCTGCTTGGCGGTTGGATCAACCATTCTGACCAATGGAGGCCTGCCTATGATCTATATGCGGGTTTTGGATTTGGTACTGAGCCTGCTTCAGAAAGCAATTGAGCTGTGGCTTCTGATTCAGGACCTTCCTCTGCCGATGCTTGGTTAAGGGAAATCGGTGCGGCTTTGGCCGCACCGACTTTTACAAACAGCATCAGAGCAACCGGTCACTGACTCAGCGCCTCAATCAAGCCAGCCTTGCCGGCAGCGCACTCGCGGTACATACCAGCCAGCTCGATATCCATCAGCAGCAGCTCACCCATGTCGACCGTATCCGGTACCGCAGGCATCGGCGGGCACTCCTGCAGAAGTCCGGCGTCAATTCTTGCGGGCTGACTCGAGGAGCAGGCGACCAGAGTCAGGCAGCACGCAGTCACGATAAATAGTTTCACGCAGCACCTCCGTGCGGCCTTGCTGGTAGATGGTTTTGTTCTCGATGCGAATGCCGGCGATCTGATCGAGCGTCTTGCTGGATATCTCACGCACCAGGGCGTCGGCAGCTTCCTGGGCGATTCGGTCACGCTCAAGGTCATACGCCACCTTCCATGCGTGCAGCTGCCAACCGGTCACGAGCGCAATTGCAGCGACTGCCGCATAAGCGGCGATCCTGACTTTATCGATCATACTGCACCTCACTTGCCAGCAGATCCGCCAGCACCTCGGCCAGCTGCATCTTCCAGCGCTGGTATGCAGCCAGGTCATCAGGGTTGCTGATGAAGAACAGCTCAACGATGACGCCGCCACCTCGACTGACGAACGCCAAGCGGCTGTGCTGCCCGCTAGCTTCGCCTTTGGCACCGCGATTTGCGATGCCAAGCGTCTGGCTGACGGCGTTGCAGATCCTCTGCCCAAACTCGGCATGGCCTGGCCAGCCCAACGTCTCTACGCCAGTAGCCGTGGGTTTGTGGAATGCGTTGCAGTGGAACTCCAGGGCAATGTCATGCTTGGCCGCCAGCTGCCAAGCCTTTGAAAGCGGCAGGTTTTGGCGCTGATCGCCGTCCCGATCGAACTCTACGCCCCGCGCCTGCAGCGCATCTGCCAGCAGGTCGCGAAACTCCAGTACGATGTCAGCCTCGGTGTGCCCATTGCCCACAGCGCCAGGATCAACGTCGGAGTGGCCGGCGCTGATGAACAGTGATTTGGATTGCATTGAGAACTCCTGAAAGTCAGGCACAAAAAAGCCGCCTATTCGGCGGCTGTTGTGATGGGGTTATCGTTTGCTGGTTTTTGCCAGCGACAGCGCCCACGTGGGCGGGCACTATCGTGCTGGCTCTACAGGGACGTGAGCTGTTCCAATGCCGGGTTTTGCAGTACCGGCAACTCTCCCCCGCTATACCTCAATGTCGTACTGCGGCAGGCTGGGCGCCTGGCCGGTGATGCTGCCGTCAGTGATGAACGCCTTTTGCCCTACCCCGACGCCGGTGCCCTGCACCACCACATTCACGCCATTGCGCAAGGTGACGGTGCTGGTTCCGGTTGTGCTGCTGACGCTGGCCACGGTGCCGACTGTGCGGCTGCCGCCTGGCAGCAGGCCGATGAAGCGTTTCCACGGGTTGACTGTTGCCACTACGCGCCCTCCGCGTGATGCCGTTCAAGACGGACGCTTTGCTTAACCCGGCTTGCGCCGATGCCCTCTGCGGTGATCTCTGTGCTCAGGCACAGGCCGCGCCAGGTCTCGCTCACGTCGCGCACTTCACACAGCTGCGCGGGCGTCACTAGCCCAGGCGCAGTGGCTGCAGGGAAGAGCGGCAGGTTCAGGGTGACGATCTCCTGATTGCCACCCTTGCTGATCTCGGCAATGCCTCGGCTGCGAGCCACCTCGGTGCCGGTGATCCAGTCTGCGAACACGTCCGGCGCAGGGTTATCGCCGGCGGTACCTGCGCGGCGCACATCGACCGCGACGCCGTAGTTGGTGCCGCTGACATAGCAGCCATTCCAGTCTGGCTGCGGCTGCCACTCGCTGCCCCAGTCGCTGATGATGGCAGCGGGAATGATGCGATCCATCACGGCGCTCGACCATTGCCAGACCGGCTCGCGGTAGCGCGGCAGGATGGTCAGCTCATCGCTGGCCATTGCAGGGCTGACTACGCCGCCGGCTGTTTCAGCCAGCGCGGCAATCACCTGCATCGGGGTCTGGCTCTGGTAGCTAAACGCCCCGGCCGGCAGCGTCCAATCGGGCGGGCCGAGGGTGTAGCTGTCCCAGTTCAAGGTGAAGCCGGTATTGATCAGCTCATTACTTGCTGCCAGCTCGGCGTTGATATCTGCCGTGTTCACCTGGCTGCGGGTTGGCGCGTAAGGTGCGGCCAGCAGCTGGGTGCGGCTAACGCCCGTGATGCCGTAGGCTTCTTTGCCGAACTGGCCGGAGCCGCTGTAGCGCTCGATCAGGAACACCCAGACGTGACCATTGATGGTCACTTCCACTTCCTTGGGGCCGCTGGCGTCCGGCCGCACCTGATTGAGCGACGTGCGCCCGAACAGGTTGGCCGAGAGCGTCCAGGCGAAGCTATCGATATCACGCCCTATGCGGATGTTAGTCGCATCCAGCGCCACCCGGTCAGGCAGCACCACAACGCTGACGCTGTTGGCGATCATGTAGGTCTCCAGAATATCCGGCTCGGCCGGCGGGGTGATGATGGTGATGGGGCCTTCGTAGTCTGGGTACTCAATGCCGGTTGGTACTGGGTCGAGCGGCGTGGCCCTGCCCCACGGCAAGCGGCTGCCGTGGTTGACCCGGCGCGCAGGGCGGACGGGCAACCCAGTTGAGGCATCCACAGGGCCGATCTGGCCGGCCACCGTTGGCGGCAGCGCGAAGGTGAAGAACACCGCACCGTTCACCGCCGGCGTGTACAGCCCCCCATCGAACGCGAACGCCAACGGCTGCGGCGGCACATAAAGCTGGCTGCTCTGCTGCTGCAGCTTGCGCACGCGATACTCAGCGCTGCGCTGGTAGCGGCCACGGGTGGTCGCATCCTTTGCCGGCACGCGCGGGTTGTAGACCAGCCGCACCTGCCACTCGACCGGCTGAATGCTCTGATCCCACCCCGGCGCAACGCCCAGATCCTTGGCTGGCAGATCGCCCCATTGCGCGCGGGTTGCTGCGCCATCCATAGCGCTGGCAGTGCCCCACTCCAGATCGCTGCTGCTGTCCTTCGCTGGCACCCCAGACCACGGCGCACCGCGCTGCAGGTCGACCACCTGGCCGATACCCCAGCCCGAGGCACCTGCCGCATCGCGGTAGCCAACAGCGCTCCAGCTCGCAGCCGCCACAGCATCAGCGGATGCTGACGGATGAGACCAGGCACTGGTGATCGAGGTGACCAGGCTTGGGGGAAGTACGAAGCCAGAGGCTGCACTTCCGAACCAAAACTCCGGCACCGCCGGAGGATCGTAAGCATCCCCACCGAGCTGGAAGTTGGCTAACCCAGGCTGGTAAGTCATGTAGCTACCCCTGAGTTAGACGGCAGGGCCAATAGTTGGGAATGGCGCATTTGGAGGCGTGAAGCTATCGGTATAGCGAGCGACCCCCTTGGTCACCCGCACTAGGTCTGCATATCCGTAGTACGGCTGCTGCCGCACATTACTCCTACCGATACGAAGGACCCCGCCCGTTAGGTCACGGCTATCAGAGCCGGTGGCCACCAGCGCCCCGCCAAGAAAGAGTCTCGATACTCCAGAAGCACTCGTGACGGCATAGTGAATCCACTCAGAAAACATGATCGTCTGTGATCCCGACATGATCCTGGCGGCGTTTGTCCAAACTGACGGCACGTTACCCGGCGCTGCACCAGTTGGGTAAACGGCTATACCCGTATCACCGGCCCCTCCAGAAATCCTGCTATCAAATAAGCAGGCATACGAACTAACCGCGTTGCTCTTGATAAAACACTCGTACGTGTAGTCCTGAGTCCCCATCTGCAGATTTGGGTTTGCGGAAGAAGTCAGGTCTGCCGCACCACCGAAATACGCGGCCCCGCCTCCAAATACGCCCGACTCCTCTGGGAACAAAACCCCGATGTTGTCCCAAACCCCACCCTTCAAGTCGGTGACACCACCATCAAATCGAAGGTACGCCACAACCTGATCCCAATAGGGATCAAACGCCCCCTGCACCCAACTGATATCACTAACCGGCCCATGAGCTATTGGCTGGTAATGCCGGACCGCTTGCATCATGGCCGTGCCCACCTCTCGGGGCACGCCTGCCATTGAGTTCCACCACTCCGGCTCGGCACTGGGTAGCGCTCCCGGGGAAGTGACCTGATACATCCAGCCGAGGAACTGAGTTGGCCGAATAACATCGCCAGCGACTACCGCCAGGTCCGGCTCGAATGGAGTACCCCACTCGTCAATCGCAACGGCGTAGATCCGACTGGTAGGAAGGCCAGTAATAGCAATCTCGGCAACACCGTTTCCATCACTGGCACCATGACCGCACACCCGCCACTGCCCATAATCTGGCAGCTCGATAGCAACTACCTGCCTAGAGGCCGGCAAGTCGCCCACGCGAACAGTCGCCGCCAGCGTGCCAAACCATAGGTTTTCTTCACTCATCAGTCTGCATCCCCACGAATCTGGATCTTGAACTGGTCGTCCTCGACTGTGCCTTGCCCACTGACCACAGTACGTACGATCCACATCGGCCCGAGGCAGGCTTCGGTGTTGAAACGCACTGCGTTGCTCGCTGCCCAGCCGCTGCCCCAACCTGCAGCCCGAATGATGAAGTAGGGCATGCCAGTGGCAGGATTGATCGGCGCGCAATCGTTGCCGGTTGTACCCGCGGCGATCACACCCAGTTGCGCTTCCACCACGTTGAACGCGGTTGAACTGGTGAAGATCAGCGCCCACTTGCCGGTGATTGCACCAATGTTGGTGATCTCGACCGGGTAGTTCAGCAGGTTGAACTGCGCAGTGGTGCTGTTGCCCTGCTGGGTGTCAGTCCAGTTGGGCGCGCCGGTGTTCCACGTCTGCTGGGTGAACCAGTTGAATACCCGCGCCTGCAGGTCGCCCCAGGTCACGGCGCTGCTGACCACCGTTTCAGCGGCGGGCAGGTCCCACGGCACGGGCGAGCCAATGCCGAGCGCGCCGGTGATCTGCACCTCGGTGCACACGGTCATGTGCTCCACGCGGTCGCGGATCACCAGCGGGCTGGTCAGCGGGTTGCCTTCGGCATCCACGGCGGTGAACGGGTCTGCCCAGGTCAGCGTGCCCAGCTCACGGTCAGTGGTGTACTGATCCGGGCGCAGGGCAACACCGTTGGCGTCGACCATTTCGATGGCCGCCTGGTAGATACGCGGCAGCTGCACCGTTTGACCGGCCACCGGGGTGGCCTCTGTCTCTGCGGTGTGCTGGATCACCAGCACGTCGCCGTCGCGGTACACCGGCACTCGCCCGTCTGCCGGCAGGCGCACCGGGTCGAGCCCCAGCAGCTCTGCGGACATTGGCAGGCTGGTCTGCACAACGGCGTTGTATGTGATCAGCGATGCGATCACCGGCACGCTGGCTGCGCCGCTCACGTCGAGCGGGTCAGTGGTGAAGCGCAGGCGGACGATGCCGGTTTGAATGTCTACGGTGCCGTGAATAATGCCGCCGGTGATGGTGCCGTTCAGGTCTGCCGTGGCGGTGACGATCTCTGCTGTGTCTGCCCGAACTACAGTGATCTGCAGGCTGGCTGGCCGCAGCGGTGCGCCGGGCGTGCGGAACGTGAGTTCGGTCGTGCTGAAGCCTGCGCTGCTGGTGAGGCAGGCGAGGCGCGTGACGCCGCCGCTGATGCCTGCCGGGTAGCTGGCCAGCGTGGCCTTGCGGCCGAGGTAGTCGACCGTGCCCACGGCCACACCGGCGTTAGTGCTGGTATTGACCGCGCGGAACAGCACGCCAGCGCGATCAATGTAGGTCTCGCCGCCCCACTGCAGCACAAGGCTGCCGGGTACGATCGGGTCTGCCACACCGGGCAGCAGGTCCAGCTCCAGCGCCGGCGTGCTGACGGAGTGGCTTTGGCTTTCATAGGTGGCACCGGCAGCCTGGGCACGCACCATCAACGTGCCGCCGAATACCTCCTGACGCGGCACAACGGTGGTAACCGTGCGCGGCGTGCTTTTGTATCGTTTACCCGCGACTACGCCCATCGTTATACCTCGGTCATGTTGTATTGGACTTCGTGCTCTACGTAGTCGTAGAGCTGCTCAACCTGCAGGCTGAACGCCCCGGTTGTGTAGTTGATGCTGCCGATGAAGCCGATCCAGTTGCCGACGCCGTCGTCGTTGGCTTCGTAGTCCACCAGCTGCACGCCGCTGTAGGCGACGCCATCGGTACCGGACGGCACCAGCGATTTGCGGGTGGATTGCCAACGGATGTTGACGCTGCCCGGCTGCAAGGGCGCGCCGGGGATTACCCCGCTGACGATGCCGCCCGAGTCCGGCGCTGCCGTGAGCGGGGTATCCACATCCACACCGCCGCGGTTGTAGTCGATAACGATGCTGCTGCCCTGGTCGGGCGTGCTGGCCAGCTCCAGCCGCACGGTGCCGGTGAGGTAGACCACGGTACCGGTACCGGCTGCGCCGGCCAGGGTGCCGTCGCCCTGGTCCAGCAGGGTCTGGCTGACGCCGCCCTGCAGCACAGTGACCACAACGCTACCCGGCTCGACGCCCTCATGCGGCAGCTGGTGCTCTACGCGAATCTGCGGCGCGGTACCGGCGCCGGTGTGGGTTTGCAGGTTGTCGTCGATTTGGCAAACGTAGGTGTAGACCAGGCTGGTGTTGACATCCGGCAAGGCGTTGAGGCTGATGCTCACCGCGCCGGTGGCAAAGTCAACCGTGCCGCTGCCCTCGCCCGACAGCTCGCCGTTGCCCAGATCCCGCAGCTCATACCATTTGCCCAGCGCCATAAAGCTGATCGACAGCGTGCCGGGGCGCGGCTTGGCCTCGGCAAGGTTGAGCGTGTACGCAAAGCCCCGGGTGGCCAGCACCACTTCGATCTCGCCGGTGACGCTCTCCCCTGTGACCGCTGCTGCCGGCTGATAGGTGAGGCTGGCCGAGCCGGTGTAGGTGCTGGACCGGTAGGCGTTGATCTCGCCCGTTTCGTAATCGACGGTGATGCGCGTGAAGTTGTTGGCACCGCTGCGCCAGGTCAGCTCGCCCTGCCCTTCGTCTGCATACACGCCGCCGTTAATGCTGAGCGACAGGCTACCCAGGGCGGCGCCGTGGGTGATAAAGCTGCGGCTCTGGCCCGCCGTCACCTGCGCGAACTGCAGCGTAACCGTGCGGCTGGTCGGGCTGGCCGGCACAACGTAGCGCTTGCGGGCACCGCCGAGCTGATTGGTCAGCGCGCTTTCTTTCACCGCGCTGGGTACCAACTGCGAGTAGACCGAATCCACATTGACCGTCATGTCGCCAGCGGTGATCGCGGCAGCCAGCGGGCTGATGCCGTAGTACCGGGCCGAGTCTGCAACCTGCGTGGCGAGCACCACGCTCTTGGGTTCGTTGGCCAGGTTGGTCGCGCTGGTGCCACCGGGCACAGCCTGCCCGCCCGGGAACTTGACGTTCAGCGGCGCGGTGATCGTGATCGAGAGGCGGCGACGGGTGAAGTTCACAAAGTTGCCGTTGCCGTAGTCGTACACAAACTCCTCGAGCGCAGCCTCCACCGCCTGCACGCGCACGTATTGGCTGTTGGCTCCGCTGGTGAGCTGGAACACATCACCCACCTCCGGCACCCGGGCCTCTTGCCGCTGAATACCAGTGATTGCGCGCTGGCCCGCATACTGATCGCCCAGCAGCTCAAACTGCGCAACGGTCGACGGGACCACGTAGCCCTCGATAACCGAGCGAGCATCAGAGCGCTCATCGGTCTGGCTGTTGCTGTTGAACAGCAGCACTGCCACGCGCGGATCCGCCGGGGCTTTGGTGACGATGGAGTGCGCACCCAGGTAGGCGTCGGCATTCTCGGTCAGCACACCGGCAAACACCTTGCGCAGCGCGATGCGGCCAAGGGTGCGGTCAAGCCGGCTGATATCGGGGAACAGGTTGTTCACCTCACCGTCGATCACAGCATCGCCAGTGGCGCGCCCGCCGCCGTCGTTTTCATCGGTCAGGCGTTGGGACTTGAGGATTTTCACGTCATTGACGGTGATGGTCATGCTTTTCTCCGGGCATAAAAAAACCCGCGCTGGGCGGGCTCAAGGGCGGGTTCATCAGGGTGCCGGGTCTGGCTCTGGCTCTGGCTCTGGCGGCGGCGCGACGGTAATCAGCCGCAGGGTCAGCTCATACACGGTGTCTGCCATGTCTTGTGAGCGGATGACCTGCTTTGCCGCGAGCGGCGGGCCGCTCTCGCGGTTCCAGGTCACCCAGTACTGATCACCGCGCGGCAGCACCAGTTGCATCACTGCACTGGGCTGATCGCGCAGCGCCTCCAGCGCCCGGACGGTGGCCAGCGTGAACCAGGCCCCGCCGTTGCTCTGCAGGGTGATGGGCCGGCCATGCAGCTTGACGCCCTCCTGAATCAGCAGCGCGCCGGTGAGGCCGCGTTCCTGGCTTTGGGTGATGGCGTCCCAGTCAAACTCGTCTACCCATTCCATCTGGTCGCCGGCCAGATCCGGATCGGCAGCCAGGTCCACTGCGCCAAGGGTTAATGGCATCACACGCTCCTCAATCCAGCCTGTTCAAGAATCCCCAGCAGTGCGTCTTGCTGCCCGGTGGGCACGCTCACATCGACAGAACGGCCCTGCGCCGTTTCCAGCCGGATGATCGTGCTGGGCGTGGGCGCGGCTTCCGGCGCTGCCGCTGCGACGGCTTCACGCCGTTGCTGCCGGGCTTCGGTTTCGCGGGCCAGTTCGGTCTCGGACTGAATGGCGCGCAGCATGCCGAGGGCTTGCCGCAGGTCTGCAACGGCGGCCAGATTGCCCACCGCCTGCGCTTCGGCAATCTGGGCCTGCAGTTCAGCCTGCCGGCTTTGCATACGCCTGCGCTCGATCGCTTCCTCGTTGCCGCGCACCTTGTCCAGCTCGTCCCTGATGCTGGCGAGCGTGCCCTTCGCGCTATCGGCCACCGACTCAAACTGCTGCTTGACCGACTCCAGGGCGCTGTCCAGCTCGGAGAAGTCCGAGGCGTCCAGCAGGTCCAGGCTGGACTTGAGGCCAACGGCCTGCACCTTGAAGCTGGCCAGCGAGACTGCGCCCTTCTCATACCCGTCCATCAACCGCTGCAGTGCCAGCTTCTGCTCCAGAAACTGCTCCTGCAGCTTGCGGCTGGCGAACAGGGTTTCATCCGCCCAGCGCGCAAAGGGGCCGCGCATGCGGTTGTCGAGATTGTTTTGCAGATCAGCCAGTTGATCGTTGACGATATTCAGCGACGCGGCAGTGCCTTCGAGGCTGCTGGTGTCAAGATCCACATCAACGCTGCTGATGCCCTTGAGCGCGTCAAACGCCTGCAGGGCTTTATCACTCAGCTCTGCCAGCGGCGAGCGCGCGGCGGTCATCACCTCGTCGAAGAAAGTGCTGAACGCATCGCGGAAGACTGCCTGCTGCTCGGCCCGTGCATCTGCTGCGGCTTGCTCTGCTGCTGCCTGCTCGGCCAGCGCATCGGTCACGGCCTGCAGTTGCTTCTCAAGGTTTGTCTGGGCGTCGGCCTGGTTGCCGGTCGATTCGCTCAGCTTGTCCTGTTGTTTCTCCAGCGCCTTGATGGCTTTGTTGTACTCATCAACCGACAGCTTGCCGTCTTCATACAGTGAGCTGATGGCGGTGCGCAGCTTGCTGATATCAACGTCAGTCTTGGCGTTGCTGATGGCCTTCTGGACGCCGGCGAAGTCTTCCAGCTCGTCGATCACATCAGAGAGGGACTTTGCCGTTTTTGCGGCTTCGCCCCCTACTTCGTCCAGCTTGTCGGCAACGATGCCGAGGCCGGCTGCGTATTCCTGCTGGGTGATTGCGCCGTCCTGGTACGCGCTCAGCATTGCCGTGCGCAGGCCCTGCAGCTGCTCCACCGTGGTGGCGGTGTCGATCAGCTTCTGAGCTTCGGCAAAGTCGGCAATAGCCTGAGTGCCGGCGATCGCCGCTTCAATCGCGGCGTTCTTCACCAGCTGCTGGTTGTTGACCAGTTCATCAGCCAGCGCCTGATTCATCATGCGCTGCTGATCAGTCTCGGCCTTGACCGCCTCGGTCACATCCCGCGCGCCCCGCACCTGATGCCGCGTGGTTACGTCCCATGCGTTGCGGATGCTCTCGCCAGACTGCTCGATCTGATTGACCAGCGCGCCCTGCAGCATTGTGATCTCGCTGCGGGCGTTGGTGATCCTCTCTTTCAGGGAATCCAGATTGAAGGCATCAGCGATTGCCTCCCCTGCTGCCAAGAACGGGTCAGCGATGTTCTTAGCCAGCGTCACGGCAGCAAGCCCAATGGCCGCGAAGCCAGCCACCAGCCCCTGAAACAGGGTGGTGAACGGCGCCACAAACAGCTGCACCCGCATGCGGGCGTCGTCCAGCTTGGCACCCAGATCGCTCAGCCAGGTGCTGGCCTTGTCGCTCAGCTCGCTGAGGTCAAAGTCTGCAATGTCTCCGATGAACCGCTTGACCCACTCCGACGCCTCGATGAATGCATCGGACAGGGTGGTGGCCAGCTGATCCAACTTGCCGTCACGATCCATCTGGTCGATGGCATCGGCCACGCCCAACAGCTGCTGCTTGACGTAATCGAGCGCGCCGCTTTTGGCGATGCGATCGAGGAAGTCAGCCGCCACGTCACGCAGGTTGCTGACGATGCCAGTCAGGCGGCTCATGTTGGCCGCTGCTGAGCCCTCTGCCGCTTTGCCAATCTCGGTGATCAGATCGCGGATTACATCGCGGCCCAGCTTGCCCTTGCTGCTCAGCTCCTGCAGCTGCTCGGTGTTTTTGCCGGTTACCTTCTGCAGCAGATCCCACACGGGCACACCGCGTTCGACCAGCTGCAGAATCTCTTCGCCCTGCAGCTTCTGCTTGGCCCACGCTTGGCCGAGGGCCGACGAGATGCCGGTCAGCTTTTCCATACCCCCGCCGAGCTTCTCGGACTGGTCGGTAATGGCCTGCAGGGTGCCGTCCATTGGATCAAGGCCAAATGCCTTGAGCAGCGTGAACGCTTCGGTCACGTCCTGCAGCTGCAGGGGCGTGTCACGGGTAAAGCGCTTGATCCACTCCGTGGCCTGCTCGCCGCCCTCGATAGAGCCCATCAAGGCAGTGAGCTGGGTCTGCATGCCCTCGAACTGGTCGCCGGTTTGCAGCATCGAGTAGATGCCATCGCGCACCAGATTCAGGCCTTTTTGTACCAGGCCGAACGCCGCATTGAGCGAGACGTAGGCCGCAGCAAAGGCCAGTACTTGCTTGGCACCGGAGGTCATCGCCGAGCGGGCGGCATCAACGCGCGAGCGATACTCAGAGGATGCCCGCGACGCCTTGCGCAGCTCATTCTCCAGGCGCCGCACCTCATCGGTGTTGTCGCCCACTGCTGCCTTGGCCTTGGCCAGCTCGGCGGCCAGCCGCTTCTCTTCGTTTGCCAGATCCGCCGTATCGATACCCGCGTCACGGGCGGCGGCTTCGTGATCGCTCAGGCTGGCGTTGAGCGCAGTCACTTGCTTGGCCAGTTTGCGGCCTTCGCGCTCGGCCTCCTTCAGGGACTGCGCCAGGCCCGCGGCTTCCGGCGCTTTGTTCAGCGCCTCACGCAGCTCACGCACCTGCAGGTCATTCTGTACCAGCGCCTGCTCTGCCTGTTCGGCAGCGCGCTGGGTTTGCTTCAGGCTCTCAGCCAGGCCTCGGGCAGACTTGGCCCGGTCAAACTCATCACGCAGGCTCTGGCTCTGTGACTGCACATCCTCCAGCGCCTTCGCCGCCTTGCGGGCCTCGGGCGACAGATCATCCTTGCCGCGCAAGATGAACTGAATCAGGCGGTCTTTGATGCCAGCCATGGGTTTTCTCCGGGCAATAAAAAACCCTGCCGTGGCAGGGTTCCAGGTGTTCGATCACGCAGCTATCTAGCCCGTGAAATACGCACGTCAATCAACCTCTCACCAGAGAAGTCGCATCGAATATCAAACTTGTTTTCGGCACCGAATGCGTTTTCAGCAGTGAAGCTGCTGATCACCGTACTCTCGCCATTAGGCCGGGCGTTGAACGCCAGATCCAGAATTCGTGAGAAGTCCACCGAGTCAGCCCGGTAGGCCCGATCCCGAGCTTCCTGCTCGCACCGCCTGACCGCAGCCCGTTCTTCAATCTGAACCGGTACCGCAATGCTGCCTCGGCCATCGATATCCCGCATAGTGAAGCGAACCACCGTTGGAACCTGACGATCACCACACTGGACAAAGAACGACGGATTGTCCGGGGTGCTGTAGTCACGGGATACACCTGCCGTCTCGGGCGCTATGCGCTGACGACAATGAGCGTGCTCGGTTGAGAGCCGGTTCAGCATCCGAGCAACTTTCACTCGATACTGAGACTCCATCAGGATCAACTGCTGCGCCCGGATTGGGCCGCCGGTATCTTCCGAGCCTCCCCCGGCATCCTGCAACGATCCAGCGCAAGGCTTGTCGGTAAATACCGGCCGACCGTTCTGATCCTTGCATTGATAAACCTGACCATACCCTGGCGCACTCAGCGCCGCAGCAGCCAGTCCAACAACTACACATGCCATCCTTGCAGACATAAGGTGCCCTCCTTTCAACTGAGGGCACCTTAGCACATCACTCACCGCATCAAGCCGCCATATCCATCTGGCAGAACTTGCTGAGGCCGGTACCGGTGATGCGATCATCCGCCAGCGCTTCGCCCGGGATCTCCAGTTTCAGGTACTCCTGACCGAAGGCTTGCATCTGGCTGACAAGGCCCAGCTTCACGCGATGAAAGCGCAGGCTGTAGGGCTCACCCGACTGGGCATCATTCAAGCCGGCAATGTAAATCTCCAGCTCGACCGCAGGCGCCGTCAGCATCTGGATGACGCTGGCACCGCGCGGGGTGTAGCTGGCTTTGACGCCGGCGCTGGTGATGTTGGTGGTGCTCAACACGATGATGCCGTGCTGGCTCAGCAGGTAGTCGGTACCGGCAACCAGCGCAGTGTCTGACGCCGTTTTCAGCACCGGCGCAACCGTGAGGTCCGGCAGGTGCTTGAACGGAATCAGCTCACCGAGCACACCGGCGCAGGCCAGGGCTTCATCCACAATGGGCGTGGTATCGACTTCGGTCACAGTCGCACGGGTCGCACGCGCGATGTTCTCAGGCGTGAGGTCCCACAGGCCGATGGTGGTGTTCACATCCGTCACACGATCACGGACGTTACGGTTACCGCCACCGCCGCGATAGTTCGGCAGGGCAATGCGGTTGGTCTGGTAGGAGATGTTGAAGACATCGCAGTTGCCGATATCCAGCAGCGCATCTTGGCTCTGATAGGCGCGAGCGTAGGCAATGCCCTCGCCGATAAACGAACGATCTACTTGTGCCATGAAGGGTTACTCCCGTTAGGCCTTAGTGGCTGGCTCGGCCTTCTCAGGCGCGGCCGGCTGCTTGGCGGTTGCGTCGGTGGGCTTGGCAACAAACCCGTTCTTGATGGCGTGGGCGGCCACATCCGGCGGCAGATTCTGCTCGCCCTTTGGATAGGCCACGACCTTGCCGCCCGCATTCCAATTGAATGGTGCGGTGACGTTGTGCTTCGGCATGAATGCCTCCGGTTATTTGAGGGGTTGTTGGTAGTTGATTTGCAGCTGCATGACGTGGGCGGCCCACTGGCGACCCGGCGCGGGCGGCAACGATGACTCACTGGGCATAGCAACCTGCTGCACGCCCTGAACCGCCAGCCCGGCCTTTGGCCCTGCCAGCGCGACTTTCACCGCCAGCCGCCCAGCACGCAGCGCCGGGGCGAACGCACGGAGCTTGGTGACCAGGGTCACGCTTACCGTGGTTTGCTCGCGCACCCCGGCGTCGCCGACGCGCTGCAGCTCCTGCGTGTCGCCGGGCTGCAGGATGATGAAGCTGTCCGGCAGCGCGGGGTCGGCCTCATCCAGCACCCGCAGCACGCTGTCTTCAAACACCAGCGCGCCAAAATCAGGCACCGCGGCCAACCGCTGTTCAAGCTCTGCCAGCAGCAGGCTCTGTACGTCAGCAGGCATATCAGGGCCTCACGTAGAAAGTGATCAGGGAACCGTCATCAGATTCGATGCCGTCCAGGTGCATGGTCTTGCCGGCCATCAGCTTGACCGGCTCGCCCGCATTGCTGCGGAACGCGCCCTTGCGGTCATAACTGCCCAGCGCGCCTTTAAGCACGCAGATGGTGACCACACGGTCAACAGCACCGGACACATCGTTAATGCGCTCAACATCCTGCTCGACGATGGCATCGAGCCCCTCAACCGCAACCGAACCGGATGCGGTGAGGAAGTCGACGCGCCCATCCTTAAGCGAGTCCAGCAGGGTGGCGTCCATGTCGTCCATGGCTGCGGAGAAGTCGCTCATGGCTACTCCTCCACTGCTCCAGCCCGCTTGATGATGCCTTGCCCCAGAAGATCTTCCTCGATCTCAGGGGTTGGCGGCTGGTACGGATCGCCTTCGACGTAGATTTCACCGGCTTCCTGAATACAGCCCCAGGCAACCACAAAACCTGCAGAGGCGACTGGCGCCGCCGCTTCCGGGCCAACATCCTGCCCAGTGGATGCAGCACCGGAATCAGCACCAGCCTGGGCTTCCACTGCACCAGCTTCTGGCGCTTCCACAGCGTCATCCAAGTCAGCTGCAGGAGCTTCATCCCCTTCGATCGGCACCAGGTCGGCTTGCGGCTTCTTAGCCGCTTTGCCAGCCACGTCACACCACCTTGGCGAAGATGAAAGCGTCCGGCTCGAGGAAGCCGGCCATGGGCGCGCTTTGCAGCTTCAGCCAACGCGCAGACGGCTCCGGAGTGACCCAGCTTTTCGGGAAGCGGGCCGCTTCCACCATGCCGCTCTCGATTGCGTCCAGATCCTGAATCGCGCCGTACAGCATCGCGTTGCGGGTATTGCTGGCACCGAGAATCAGGCCACCCGCCGGGATCATCGGCTGCTCGACGTCTTCCTCGTCCAGGTACCACTCGTCGTAGGCATACAGGTCCAGACCCGGGTCATTCAGGTAACCCAGATAGGTCACACCGTCCGGCAGCTCTTCCGGCTTGATCATGCCCATGTCTACGCGACGGGTGTTGAGTTGCTTCATCACCATGTCGTTGGCCTGAAAGGCCGAAACCGCTTCGGCGCTCAGCACTGCAGTGTTGGCAGTCCGGCCAGAGTCCTTGGCGATCTTGCGCTTCCAGGCGCGCAGGTTGGCGATAGGGTCAGAACCATCTGCATCCCACTTGTCAGTGGTGAGCGTGATCTTGTGGTCAGCGGCCATGAGGAAGTCGATGGTGTCATCAACACCTTCGCCGACCACACGAATCTGGCCAGTGGTCAGGGCCTGAGCGCACTGCCACTCTTCACGGCGGATGATCTCTTCATCCAGGTCACGCAGGTCCGCGCCCAGCTTCTCAGCTGCACGCTGCGCCGGCGGCTTGGCCGCATAGGGTGATTCACCGGCTGCGCGCTTGAGGATCAGGTCGGCAGTGGTTTCGCGCTTGGGCTGAACATACGGCGGCGCGTAGGTGCTGCTGCTGTAGCCTTCGCCCAGCGATACGCTGCCAGGCAATTTCGGGTGCACGAACGGCGCCATCTTGCGCTTGCCTTTGACGATGTCGATGTCAACGGTTTTGGTGGGGAAGGTGCGCGGGTTGGAGCCGTTGAAGAATGTCGCCATCAGGAAGCGGCGCGGGGTCTTCATCTGCTCGACGGCTTCGAGCATCGTGCGGGTATCAAAAATATCCATCTGTCAGTGCTCCTATCAGCGGATGAACAGAGAAAGCGGACGCAGCGCAGCCTTCACGCTTGCGACGGTGTGGCCGGTGCCAATGGTCAGCTTGTCGCCGAGCACTTCGCCGGTCAGCAGCACCGGGGCGGGGGCGGGGGCGTCAGTGGTATCCACCGCCTCAGCCAGAATCACCTCGGGGGTTTCCGAGCCATCCTCGGCAGCAGACAACGACAGCACGTACTCATCATCGGCAGTGACCTTGCCGAGCACGGCGCCCGCAGCCAGGACCTGGCCCTGAGCGATCACCACCGAGTCCATGACGACGGGGAAGGTGCCAGCAGCAAGCTGAACCGGCACATAGGTATTACGGATCGGGTTAGCCATGTGGCCTCCTATCAACGACGGTTTGCACCAGCGGCAATTGCGCTGGCGGCGGCAGTCCGTTCAGCGGCTTCGCTTTCCGCCGGCGGGGTTTGGGTAGTGGTGCGGGTTGCATCGGCCTTGATGCCAGCCAGGCTGATTCCGCGATCCTGCGCAGCTTTGAACAGCTGCAGGGCTGTGGCTTCAACACTGGAACCATCGTCGATGGCCGCTTCGATTTCCTTCTCGAAGCCCGTAGCAGCGAGCGCCTGAATACCTTTGACGCGATCGCGCTCAGCGGCGACCGCAGCAGCGGTAATGGCCTTCTCGTCTACCGGCTCAGGTGCGGCAATCTGAATGGTGTTCGGGTCGGTACCAGCAGCCAGAGCCGCCTGCAGTTCCGCCGTGGTCTTTACGGTTGTCATGGTGAGTTTCCTCGGGGTTGCGGCCGCTTTGGCCATTTCAGTGATCAGGCCCTCAAGAGAGCCCAAACGGTGTGCGAGCCCAGCGTCTACCGCCTCGGCGCCCACTCTCAGGCCGCCGTGGTCGCCCATCTCAGGGATACGCTCAACATCAACGCCCAGGTTGCGGGCGACCTTGGCGACAAACACGCCAGACATGGAGTCGATGGTTTTGCTGAGCACGGCCCGCCCCTCTTCGGTGGAGAGGTCCGGGCGCTTGTTGGGGGCGTTCTGGCTGGTGATGGTGTAGCGCTTCTCGCCTTCTTTGGCGTCGCGGATCAGCACCTCGGTAACAACGCCGATGCTGCCCACCAGTGCAGTGTCATCGATCACCAGTTCTCCAGCTGCGCTGGCCAGCCAGTAGGCCCCGCTGGCGACATAACCGCCGCCGTATGCCTTGATCGGTTTGCGCTCCCGAGCTGCATAGATCATGTCGGCCAGCTCGTTGATGCCGCTGGCCTCACCACCCGGGCTGTCGATATTCAGCACGATGCCCTTGATCTTCGGGTCATCGAGCGCGACTTGAAGATCAGTCGCCAGCTCCTGCGTGCTGGTGGCGCCGCTGATACGCGTGAACAGGTTGGCGTAACGCATGATCGGGCCGGTCACGGGGATCACTGCGATCCCATCGCGCACGGTCACGCTGCGGGCGTTCTCCAGCGGCTTGCCGATCCGGGCTTCCAGCGCTTCCGGCTCACCCTGGCGATCAGCAATCGCCATCAGGTTATCCAGGGCGTCAGGCAGCATCAGCCATGACCGCGACGCGGCCAGCTCAAATGCACGTGGCATGGGGTTTACTCCTGATTGGTGTTTGGTGCTTCTGGCTCGGGCTGGGCGCCCTTGGGCAACTGGTAGTTGCCATCCTGCCGGCGCTGGTCAATCTCGCGGGCGCGCTGGCGATACACCTGCTGCCATGGCTCGCCGGTCATAGCTGCTGTTTCCAGTGTTTCGTTGCTGACGCCGATCTCAATCCGCTTGCCTGCTGCGTTGGCTTCTTTGAGCTCGTCGATAGCGCCACGGGCTGGGCCAATCCACAGCGCCTGGCAGTAGGCCTTGCGCTTGAGAGGGTCGGCATAGCCAGGCAGATCGATCAGCCCACGCGCGACAGCTTCGTCGATGATCAATTCACGGCTGGGCTGGCAGAAGTCGCAGGTCAGCCACCAGCGGCGCAGGCTGTAGAACCGCCATGCCTGCAGCATTGCTGCGCGGGCTGCGCTGTAGCTTGAGCTGTAGAACAACAGAATCTCTTCTGCCGGCAGCTCCAGCGCTGCGCCGATCTCCTTCACCACGGCCATAAAGAACGGATCAAACTGCGCGTTGGGTCGGCCGGGGTTGACGGTGGTCGCCTTCTCACCACGACCAAGATCGATGATTGCCCCTTCACCAAGCTGAATATCTCCACCGTCGTCGTCATCGGTCGATGCGCCTTCGCCGCCATTCACCAGGCTGGCAAGGTTCATCTTTTCATCATCGAACTCGCTGCTCTTTTCGATGAAGACGGTGAACATGGCCGACACCACCGCAGCCATCAGCTCGGCACTGCTGTAGCGCTCCAGCTTCTGCAACGGCTCAAGCACAGGCGCGAGGTAAGGTGCGCCACGCTTCTGACCGGGCCGCTCTTTGTCTGCCATGATGTGCAGCACCCTGCGACGCCCTGTTACGGCGCCGAAGGCTTCCAGCTTGTCCCAACGCAACTCAGCACCAAGCGTCAGCTCATTCGGGTAGCCGCTGCACACGTGGTACCGCACCGGAGCGCCCAGTGCATCGAACTCAACGCCCTCCACAATGCGGGCGGTATCGAGCGCCCGACCAGGGTTTGACAGGCGGTCTGTCTCGATCAGTTGCAGGCGAGTGCTGAAAACGCAGCCGGTGCGCTCCTCATCTGGGGTAGACACCAGCACATCACCACCCACCAGCGACGACACCAGCACCAGCGCTTGCAGCTGGTAGTGGTTGAGCGTGGCCTCGGCGTCGCACTCGCGTGGGTCATCCGCATAGATTGACCAGATCCGGTCCAGCTTTGCATTCAGCGCATCGCCTTCTTCCTCGCTCAAACCAAGCGCCTCGGTATCGACCTGAGCCCGACACACCAGCCCGGTACCGACAACATTCGTGCGCAGACGCGTGATTGCCGCACGGGCGATCAGATGGTTACGCATCGCATCGCGGGAGCGGGCCACCAGCATGCTGCGCTCGCTGCTTGCCAGGTCGCGCCGCGGGCTACCAAGCCCGGGAAGCCAGCTAACCATGCTGCGCAGCATGCGCGATGCACCACGCCAGCGTGTCTCGCTACCTCCGCCACCGCCCTGCGTGACGATTTGCGGCTGAGCAATCTCGCGGGCCAGCTTGAGCGTTTCCTGCATGAGCAGCTGCTCGGGAGATTTTTTGAAAAAGCCCATGATCAAATCTTCCCGTAGGTGATGCGGCTACGCCCGCGACCGCGCAGGGCTGCTTGCTCCGCAGCCACTTCACGGGCGATCTGCGCTTCCAGAATCCGGAGGCTGGCCAGTTCGGCGCGTTGCAATTCGCGGTCGCCCTTGCGGAAGCGCTGGCCCTTCTCAAGGATCGTCTTGATCGACGCCCGAACGTCAGCCAAGCGCTGTTGTGCATCGGTCATGGTTCACCTCAGTGCGCCCGACCGCGCACCCTGCGTCCTCCGCTCTTGGCGGCCTTGCGGGGTATGGGCGCGACGGGCTCTTCGCTATTGAAAAGGTTGGGTTGCAGCAGTTGCTGCTCCAGCGCGTCCCAATCGGCGTCGCGCAGGATGTGTGTCTTCAAGCTGCGCGCCGCATGCAGCGCGTAAACCTCGCAGTCCAGCGCCTCATTGCGACGGCCTGCCTTTTTCTGCCAGACCATCTTGCTCGGGTTGCGCGGGTGCGGAGCCAGCACCTCGTTGGTGATCTGCTCGTAGTAGTCGCTGCGGATATCGCTATACCAGTGCATGCGGCCAGGGCCGGTGCCTTTCAGGCGCAGACGCTGATCAATCAGCGACTTGGCCTTATGGGTACCAACGATGAACGGACGCAGGCCGTACTTCGATGCCTTGGTGTTCGCTGCGTTGGTGTCAGAGGTCGGTGCGGGCTTTACGAAAATCTCGCGCTCCCGGCTGTCTACCGATGCCCCTTTGACCGCCATGATGTTGAAGCGCATCCGGGCGCGGACGTAGGTGTACACCGCGTCGCTGGATGTGCCGTCAGAGCAGTCGATGCCCGCTGCACTCACAACCATCTGACAGCCGTGCTCGCTCTTGACCTGAGTCGCCAGCAGCTTATCCAGCTCGACCCACACCGGGTCTTTCACATCCAGCGGATTGCCATGCAGCTCGCCCCAGTACAGGCGCCATGACTCCTCACCACGCCCCCAGCCAACCATCAGCACAGCCAGGCGATCGTGCTGCACGTCTACACCAACAGTGATCAGCAGCACGCCTTTCGGTGCGGTCAGCTCGCCATAGGCTTCGGCTCGGCGCTCAAGCTCGTCGGTCTTTGGCGCGTCGCTCTGGTATTCGTAACTCTCGCCCTTGGAGCTGTTCACGTAGGCGATCATCGGCCCGATATTGCCTTGGGCTGCTGCGTGCTCGGCCTGCAGCTTCTTCTCCATGAGTACTTCAAAGCGCGAGCCGTAGAAGGTCGCGTAGAGCTCATTGAGAATGTAACCGGCGATGCCGCGAAACTCGGCGGTCGCCTCCCAGCGCCCATGTTTCAGGTTGGCGTTCTTCTGGTTGTCGTCCCAGATCGCGCCACAATGCGGGCAGGCGTAGTAGCTCTGCTCTGGGCGATGGTTGCCGTACACCTCGTGCTGGTAATCCGGATCCTCCGGGCAGTGCAGGTGGTCAAAGCTGAGCGCGTGCTCCTGGCCGCACTCGTGGCACGGCACCAAGCCAACGCGCTTGTCCGACAACTCCAGTTCGGCATCGATGGCCGACAGCCCTTTGATCGTCGGCGTACCACCGATGATGATCTTCGAGCGCCGGAACGTTTTCAGGCGCTCCTTCGCCAGCTTGATGCTGTCGCCCTGCCCGCGCAGGTTCAGGTTGCAGTCGTCCGGCTCTTCAACCGCCACCCGCGGTACCGGGGTGGACTTAACACTGGCCGGGCTGTTGGAGCCGACCAGCTTGAGGAAGCCACCGGGGAACTTCTTAAAGTCCTGCCGCTGCTGCAGCTTGCGGCTGCGCAGGTCTACCTTCTTCCGCAACCGAGGCGTCGCCTCGATCATTGGCTCCAGCTTTTCCGCCACGTACTGCTTTGCAGCCTCGGCTTTGGGGAACAGCACCAGGATCGGCGATGGGTCAATGTCGATCCACTTGCCCAGCGCATTACCAAGCACGCCGCTTGTCCAGGCCACCTGTGCCGACTTCCTGCCAACGATCTCGTTAACAGCTGGATCGTCCAGCGCCTCAAGCGGGCCGCCTGGCCAGATCAGGTGCGGGGTAATCTCAAACCGATACTTGCCTGGGCGCGCAGCTTCTTCCGGGGCAAGCCAGCGATACTTGGTTGCCCACTGGATGGTGCTCAGCCGGGGTGGTGGAGACCACTTGCGGCAGACTCGGCGCAGCGACTTAGTCGCCGTCTTCTTCAGCAGCCTCCGGATCGTCCGGTTCGTCAGGATCCCCGTCTGACGGGTCTTCGTCATCAGGGTCATAGTTCGCCAGCTCTCGGAGGATGGCCTCGATAGGGTCGCGGATCAGTTGGTCATCCACCTCAACCCCGTATCGGGCAGAAAGTTCGCTCGCCAGGTTCTCCGGCAAGGTGTTCAGTAGTTCGATCTTTGCGGCGGTAATCATCGCCTCGAAGCGCTCGACCAGTTCCTCGGCCAGCACCACTTCTTCCAACTCACGGGCCAGCGCCAGTTCCTCGCGGTCACCCTTGATGCGGTCCAGCCGCTCGCGGGCTGTCTCGCGCTTGCCGTTGAGTGCGGCAGCCTGCACCAGCCACTCGATCACCGCGGCCGTGTCATACACGTTTTCATTGCCGCGCCCGAGGCCAACCTCGACCACCGGCATGCCAGCGTTCTGCCAGCGAGATAGCGTGCGCTCATCACGGCCAACAATCTCACCGAGCTCAGCCTTAGTGACTTGCTTGCCCATGACACACACCTTGAAAAGACGGACACCCCTAGACAAATTTCAGCTAGAGCCAAAACACGAGCCGAATAACCCGTGTAGGGTCCGGGGGGCCGGGGAGGACCCGTAAAAATCCGGACGCCCCAAATCGGTGCAACCCGGCCACCTACCCCCCGAACCGCTCGATGGCCCTGCCGATCGCGCCTTCGACCAGCGCATCGTTCTCGGCAACCCGCCGCACCACGCGATGAAAGTCGAAGCGGGCCGAGTAGTTGGGTTGCTTCACGAACAGCAGCACCAGAGCAAGGGTCTTGCCTCTTCGCTCTGCGATACCAATGGGGGTCTTGCCGCGCTTCATCACGAAGAACGCCTTCGCGTGGCCCTTCTTCAGGGACCGAGCGCTGCGGGTTGCGACGATGGTCGAGCCAGACGGGTTGTCTGCACCCAGACCAGAAAGCACTTGCTGCATGTGGCCGCGAGACATGTTGCCGTAGGCGTCCATCCGCGCGCCCGGCCCCGGGGCCAGGAACATGCCCGAAGGCAGAATGCCCTGCTCCCGCAACCGGTACTCCGAGCGCTTAACCGATCTGCCTCCGCCGTAGACTTGCGGCTCGAACCACGCCTCGGGCGCCTGACCACCGCCCGCCCCGTCCTTCTCATCCTTGACCCAGACCGCCGCCTCGGGTGCCGATGGCTTGGCACGCAGCAGCCTGAATGCGTTCAGAGTAAAGCGCGTGGGCCTGTCGAATGCAGTGCGGGCCTCGGCCTGCAGCATCTTGATGGCCTCGGCTCCAACCTCGTTGACCGCCCATGCCAGTGCAGGATTGGCCTGCTTGCCCAGCTTCGCCAGATCTGCCAGCGCGTCGTCCAGGTCGGTGACGGCCAGCCCTGCGCCGATCACCGCCCCAGCGCCTCACGAATCTCTTTGATCATGTCGATCAGCGACATGCCTTGGCTCTTTGCTGCGTAAGCAAACCACGCCCGGACCAACACCCAAGCCGGGAGGCCGCAGGCAAAGCACAGGCCGATCATCGCTACCGTGCCTTCGAACGTATCGACCCAGCTGGTGAAGCCAAGCCACTGGACCAAACCAGCCCCTCCACAGATGGACGAGACCAGAGTGCTGATCAGACCGGCCACCCACTCGCGTGAGGTTTTCGGCAGCGTCATCGCCATCACCACGACCGCGGCCAGGATCGCGCCAACGCTGACGCCCAGCAGCTTGCCCAGCCCAATGCCGGCCAGCCCTGCGGTGGTCGGCTCGCTCATGTTCTGAATCCTCATGGATGCTCCCGGGTTGAACCTTCCCTGGCGCTGAAATAGAAAACCCCGCCGGAGCGGGGTTTGGGGTTTGCTGGCAGCCAGTCCAGCAGGGGAAGCGGTTTGCCGTGCTGCTTACGCACGAATCAAAAACTTAGCTGACTTTTTACGCTAGACCGTCAAAGGCGTAAACCGTCGATTAACGCCCTTTCCGGTGCTTTGCGTGGGCAGTGTGTGCAACGTGTGTTGAACGTGCGTTAGCGCCAAAACATGCCCGACGAACGGTAACGACTATTTTCAAGATGCCCGCCGAAGCCAGGGCAGCTCAGCCAGCAGCAGCGGCTCCAGCAGCACATGCAACTGGTGCAGCTTGCTGCGATAGGTCGCCTGCGACCGCCAGCCCATGCGCTTGGCCTGCTGCTCCACCAGCGGCATCGGGTCGGTCAGGTACCGCACCCGGGCCAGCTTAACCAGCTCTGCGCCAACCTTGCCGTGCCCGCCCGCCTCCACCGGTTGCCGGATCATCACCAGGGCACGCTCCACCGCTTCACCCACAGCACCCAGCGGGCCGTTCTCAAGACCAACGCCGTAGCCATTGCCAAGCGCAGTACTCCGGATCATCTCGCCCTGCGCATCGATCATTGCACCCAGAGTGCACTGCAGCATTGCCACCGTGCCCCGCCGCCGATACTGGTCTCCCCAGGTAATCAGGGCCATTTCAACCCGCTCGATCATCGCAACACCCCCTGTTTTCCAACCCTAGACAGAAATCCGCCAACCCTAGACACGACCCCAGACAGCAAAACCCTTTTAAAAACAAACACTTTTTTATAGCTGTCTAGGGTGTCTAGGGTTGATAGGGTTTTTTCCTCACGCATGAACAAAAAACACCAAAGCCGATTGCGATAAATACACGCCCGCGCGCGCGTAAAAACCCGTGCAACCCTAGACACTTGAACGCCAGCCGCTCTAGCACGAGGGCTGTAGCTGTCTAGGGTTTGATTCTGCAACCCTAGACACACCCTAGACACCCCGGACAGATTAAGCATCAGGGCCTCCCGCATTACGCAGCGGTGCGCTGTATCCAATGCAGCCGTCCCACTTCTCCGGGTGCCAGCCGGCCTCAGCGGCCTGCCTGCGCCAATCGCGCACCAACTGGCCCAGCCGCTTGCCATCCGACAGGTCGAGCCCGTCAGGCGGGTTCGGCACAAAGAACATCGAGCGCCTTCGGTTGTTGAAGTCGTCGTACCAGAAGTACTGCCCCGGCGACTTGTATGTGTCCGGCTTGGTGCCGAGAAACAGCCCGAACTTCGTCTCGCTCAACTTGTGCTCACCACCCCGCGAGCACCACTCAGTGAACAGGCCGTATAGGTCCTGCGTGCGGCAAGGGCTGAACGGAATGCCAAGCCCGTCAGTCTTCCACAGGTTGTAGAACGTCTCCCAGGCGGTAAAGCTCAGCTCCACCAAGCGCTGCCGCGCTGGCGTCTTCGGTGGCCTGGTGCGCTCGTCAAAGTCGCCCAGGTCGTAATCCAGCAGGTACTGGTAAAACGCCTCAATACCCCCGTTGGCCAGCTCCCAGCCGATCCGCTTCTGCGCCTTTTCCGGCAGCGTCAGCTCCGGCCACAGCACCAGCATGCGCCGGTCGTTCTCCCCGATCGGCCAGGGCAGGATCTCGTTGGACAGGAACACGGCGTTCATATAGTTCGCCTCTTCCCACCCGTTCATAAACTTGGATTCAATGCGCACCGTCTTGCCGGTGACCATGTGCTTGATCTTGCCCGTCTGGTTGTAGCGCTGGTCCCGGCTGACGACCTCCTCAAACAGGCCATACAGCTTGCTCGACTGCCACTGGCTCCAGCTGCTCTCCAACTGCACCTGGCCAACCGTCGCGCCGTACTCCCCATAGATCGGCCGCATGATGTCGCCGAACAGCAGGCTCTTACCCGAGCCCTCCATCGTCGAGTGCATCAGCACCGCCGTGTCCAACTTCGCGCCCACATGCTGCAGCGGGAAGGCCAGCCACTTGGTCAGCCAGTCGACCGCATCCTGCTGGCCATTGCAGAGGAAGCCCAACAGCCAGACGATGCCACGGCACAGATCAAGATCGGGGTTCGGGGTAAGAGGCAGGCCCTCAAAGGTGTTGATCGTATCCTTGGGGCTTTCCGTCATGCGCGGGTCAAACACCAGATTCGCAGCCGGGATCACCTGCCGCTGGTCCGAGTTCTGCCAGAGCGAGAACGCATCACCCAGCGCCAACTTCACCGCCGCCGCCGGCAAACGCTGCCGCAGCTGGCGGTCGTAAATATCTTGCGAACCGTCCAGGTACACATAGCGCCAGTACAAATCCTCGCTGCTGACCTGCCCCTTCGACTTGCCCAGCCGCTTGCCCAGCTTCGCATCCGTCTCCAGCCGCTTCGCGTGTTCAGGGTCCACGCCCTTCTTGCTCGGCAGGTCATACCACTGGTTGCCCAGAGCCTTACCCACCATCGCCAGAAAGCCCGTCTTCTTCACGACCACCTTACGGTGCAGGTCGAATACCTTCGTCTCGCCCTCCACCAGCGCAAACCGGCTTGTCACCTTCTCCAGCGTCCAGCCCGAAGCCTCCCCCGCCCCCTCTTCTGGCGGTGCCGCACCAGCGGCGGGCGCTGTGTCGGATGGGGCCGGGGGAAGGTCATCAGCCGCGTCAGGCTCGCCCGCCGTGCGCACACGCGGCAACGGCGCATTGGCCGCAGCCCGCTGCAACTGCTCGCGCACCACGTCCAGCCCAAACTCTACATGCAGGTCATTCCAATCGATCTTGCGGGATGCCGTCATGCTGCCTCCCTGCTCTGCTCCGGCGCGACCGGAAACACCGCAACCGCGTCAAACTCCAACGCCAGCGCCTCGGCCTGCACCCGGCCCGGGTTATCGCCGTTGGCCTTGGGGTCATCATCACCGGCTATCACCAACTGCGCGTGCGGGTAGCGCTCACGAATACCGCGGGCAATGTGCGCCATGTTGCCCAGGTCCACACACATGATCGTCGGCCACTGCGTCGCCTGGTACACGCTGCAGGCCGTCGCGTAACCCTCGGCCAGCGCGATCACCGGCATATCATCCGACCGGCCAACCCAATGGCAGCAACCCTGCTTGCGCGCAAACTTCGGGAACAGCTTGGTGCCATTGCCGTTAATGCTCTGGTGGCTCCACACGGTGCCGTCCAGATCGGCCAGCGGAATCAGAATGTCACCCGGCCCGTACTTGCGGAATGAAAGGTGGTCTGGCGTTGGCTTCGGCAGCGCCCCGAAGAACTGGCCGATACTCTCCCCGGTCCAAATCTCACATACCCCGCGCTTGTCGTCCGTCACCATCAGCACCGGCTGCGTCACAAAGCGCACCCCGAATGCCGGCGCCTGCTTGCGCTCCAGGTACGCAGACTTACCCCGCGCCTTCGTAAACTCAGACAACAGGCGAACAGTTGCAGCCTGGATCTGCTGCTGCATGTTCGCCTTGCGCTCTTCATCGGCCAGCACCTCAGCCTCACGCTGCTTGCGGCGGGCCTCCTGCTCCGCGCGCTGGCGGCGCTTTTCTTCAGCGGTCAGGCTCTGCTTGCGCGGCTTCCAACCCCGCTCCTTTGCCAGATGGATAACGGTACCGATACCCGTCTTCCCGCGCTTGCAGCTCTTCCAGACCGACTTAGCATCGGCTGCCTTGTATGAGTCGCCGTTCTGGCTCCAGCTGTTCCAATCATCAAACCCAGCCTCACCAAACTCGGACTTAACGCCCATGGCCACCTGCACCCAGGTCTCGCGGTCATGTGCATCGATATGGGCCAGCAGCCCCGGCAGGTCATCGAGAGTAATATCGGGCAGATCAGCCATGCTGCGCCCCCTTGATCACCTCGAACTCAACCACCCAGACCCAGGGATTTGCGTCCCAGCTCTCATCGCCGTTGATACTGCACCAGAGGTCGATAAACCCCATGCGAGATGCACGTGGCGCCAACTTCTTTAGCTTCACAGTAAGAGGGCGCGCGCCCTCGGCTTGTGCCTGCTCTTCGCTGATGTCATGAAGGCGCTCAACGCGCACGGCGGTGATTTCCAGCTGGATACGGCTGGCCCAGCGCGGCATGTGGATTGATGGCCGCCATCTGCCTTCTGCCCCTGATATCAAGTCCTCATACCACGCAGCGAAGTGATAGCCTTTCACGCGCTCATCGTCGTAGTTGAAAGCACCGTGATCGTCGAGAAAGCTCAGCTCTTCCATCAGGTCGCGAACGTCGCCGTCAGCTCGGTAGGCAATACCAGGAGCACCGGAAAGGTTCACATCAGCCCACGTCTCGCGCACCCACAGCCGATCGCCTGGCTGGCCGTATGGGCAGGGGATGATGTCCACCTCCGGAAAGTCCGTGTGCTCGCCTCGGCGGATAAAAACGCCAAACTTGTCTTTGTGCGGGTGCTTGCTGGTGATTCGCCCGTAGCCTCCGGTGAACCTCCAATCGTTAGCCGGCTGCGGCTTCACCACCCGCCGCGTCACCGTCTTCCGGCCGTCCAGAATCGCGCTGACCATCTCACCACTGAACAGAATCGGACGCTCAAGCACGGCCCACCCCCTTATGCTCGCGGATCGCCTGGCAATGCACACAGCACTCAACCCCCGGCAGCGCCTCGCGCCGCTTGAGGGGAATGGCTTCATCACAGTCGAGGCAGTACGGGTGGTCGATAGCGGGCCGCGAGGCTTTCTGGAGGCGGGCCGCGAGGCTTTCTGGAGGCGGGCCGCGAGGGCATCATCGAGCATCTGCTGGGCGCGGTCGCTGCCCAGGTCGCAAGCATCAGCCATGGTCTGCACCTCCCATTTCTGCCAGCGCCTGCTCCAGCGTTACCACGTCAACGCGGCGGCGCACGGCAGCGGTCAATACGCTCTCATCGTTGGTCAGCATCAGGTCGCCTTCGCCTGTCAGGTCGCCCACCTTCCAATCGTCAACCACACGCACGCAGCCGTAGTGCTTGCGCAGCGCCTCGGCGTGTCTGGTCTTACCTGCGCCCTGCGGGGCGTACAAAATCAGCATGCTCATGGCTCCACCCCCTCTTCCATCGCCTGCCGCGCGCCGGCCACGATGCCCAGCACCTGCCCGATCAACAGCCGCGCGTGGTATTCCAGATCGGCGACCTCATGAGCCTCCCAGCGCCCGTCGTCGGCACCGGCATGCAGGCTGCCAACAAACTTGCCCTCTTCCTCAAGCATCTTGCCCAAGGCCTTGAGCGCGGGCTTAGTGGCGGGCACTGGCTGAGGGGTGAAAGCAACAGCCCCCGCACTGCGCACCAGCGCAGCGGTCAGGCGAGGGTCTTGCGTATGCGAGAGAATGTCCTCGATCCACTCCGGCGCGATTGGCCGGCGGTTGTTCGGGTTGAGGGCTTTTTGCAGGGCGTCTGGGTCGATGCCCATTTCCAACGCAACGGCAGTGATGCCGCCTCTGGCGTCACGGCAAGCGCGATACAGCGCGGCCCTGAGTGACAGCACCGGCCCGGCGTCCGGCAGCAAGTCTTTACGGCTCATCGGTCTTATTTCCCCTTTAACGCCGTAGCCAAGGGGCGCAGGGGCGCTTATCCTTGGTCTACAGCAGTCGCCGGCCCCTTTGCACTGGCTGTGTCGGGGGCCTGACTGTTGTACGGTGAGCGGTGTGGTAGCTGCTCACCAACCCCGTCAGGGCCTTGGGTCTTCCGTGGTAGGTGGTCCCTTGGCTCTGACACCTATTCAGCCAGTCGCAACGCGGCTGGCTTTGTTTCTTGCTCTGTGCCGGTAGCGGTCTGCTGGTGAGGCTCCCGCTACCGGCTCCCGCCGTGCTTGAGTTGGCTGTGTCCGGCGGGTGTTTCTCTATTAGGCGGCTGCTGGTTCGGCAGGCTGATTGCGCAGATAGCCCCAATCGATATCGGGCCGGATATCCTCGCAGCGAACGGCTCCGTCGCTGGCCATGTCGATCCGGATTGCGAGTTCAGCACTTGCCCGCCGACCGTACGCAACCTGCCTGATCTGGCCCGGAGTGCTGCGGCACTTGAGCGCAAATGCCTCAAGCGCGGCGGCCTTCATGGGCTTGATGTAATCCAGCAGGTTCATAACGTTGGCTCGCTTAGGTTGATCTTGAGCGATTTTGTTACCTCAAGGTAACTAATGTCAACACCTTTAGGTCAATTACTTTTTTGTACAAACAGGCGCACAATTTCCGCATGGACGTACAAGCGATTCGGCGAGCCAATCTGGCAGCCCTCATAGACTCAAGATTCGGCGGCGTGCAGAGCGCGCTGGCGGAAGCAATTGACCGCTCCCCCAGCTACATCAATCGCTGCCTGCTCCCAGACGATCACAAGAACCACAAACCACTGGGCGAGAAGTTCGCCCGGCACGTTGAGCGCGAACTCGGCATGCTGCCCGGCGCTCTGGATGTACCCACCGGTATGGACAACCCCGAGCGCCGCTCATTTCTGGCGGTTGCTACCGACCACCGCGCTGAATACGAACTCTCCCCGGTCGAAACATGGAGTGACGACACCCCCCTCGGTGAAGACGAGGTGGAGCTACCGTTCTACAAGGAAGTTGAAATGTCTGCTGGCAAAGGATCCGAAGTCAGGATTGAAGACCACGGCCGCAAGCTGCGCTTTGGCAAGCGCACCCTCAGCCGCAAGAACATCATTCCCGAGTGCGCAGCCTGCGCCACGGTCACCGGCAACAGCATGGAACCGGTCCTGCCCGACGGCACCACAGTAGGCATCAACACCGGCATAACCAGCATCAAGGACGGGCAGATGTATGCCATCGACCACGACGGCCAGCTGCGAGTAAAGGTTTTATACCGTCGCCCTGGCAATGGAATCCGCCTGCACAGCTACAACGATACCGAGCACCCAGACGAGATATACGAGGCAGATTACGTAGCAGATAAGATCCGCATCATCGGCCAGGTATTTTGGTACTCAGTCTTACTTTGACCTTTTTTTACCAAAAGGTATTGATTAAACCTTTTACTTAAAGGTACATTTGTGTTGAACCCACCTACCACACAGGTTCAACACAATGCAGACACAGCCAAGCAACACCTGCAGGGTATACCTGCACCCCACAGCGGCCAGTAATCCGGCCACTATCGCAGCCATCACAGCCCGCACCGGCATGGCCATCGTTATCGGTGGCAACCGCCGTGGGGCAGCCCTGCGCCCTTCGCGCCCCGCCGACGACCTCGGCCCATGGGACGGAGGGTCAGCCGCGTGAACAAGCTCACCGCCAACAGCCAGCGCCTGCTGGTTCACCAAATCAAAAGCCGCGGCTCCTTCCTCGTTGTGCTCCAGCAGCCCAACGGCGAGCGCGTGCGCGCCAAGCTGGAAACCCAGCACGATGGCCAGCGCATCAACCTCACCCTGCGCGCCTGCGGCACCGTCAACAGCACCACGCTACCACTGGTGCAAGCTGACAGAACCCTCAAGCACCGCGCCCAACGCTGGATCGAAGACTGCGCCAATGGCCGGCTGGAGCGTGCAGCGTGAGCCGGGAAGAACAGCGGAAAGTGGCTCTCAGAGCAATAGCCCGCATGCTGGAACAAGTTCGCCGCCCCAAAAGCTTCGACCTTGGCGAGTATGGGCACCTCGGCGGCCTGATCAATATGGCGGCCTTCCTGGGCGTGATCGACTTCTCTGAGGCTACCCGACTGGTTGAGCTCAAGAGCAACGCAGGGGATTACGCCGCCCGCGATTACCGAGCAGAACAGGAGGCTACCCATGCCGCGTGAATTCGACCTGGGCCAAGCAGCCAAAGCGCTCGGCACCGGGCGCACCCGCCTGTGCCGCGAACTGAAGGCCCGCAAAATCCTTGACCAGTTCAACCTGCCCAACAACCAGAGCGACATCGAGGCCGGGCGCTTCCGCGTGTGCCTCAAGTCGCACAACGGCAACCCGCAGCTTAACAACGGCAACGGCGTCACCTACGCCAAAACCTACGTCACCGAGAAGGGCCTGCGCTGGCTGGCCGGCCTGCTGGGCGTGCAGATTGAGGAGGCCGCATGATCAACAAGACCTCCACCAACCCGCTGCCGCTGATCTCCGACACCATCGGCGCGATCAAGCTGCTGCAGCTGCACCTGCAACACCCCAGCTATGTGGACACCAAGCAGGCCAGCAAGGCGGCAGACGACGCCCTGCAGCGCCTGTTCCTGCTGGACGACAAAGCCCTGCGCCTGGCAGAAGCCCTGCACCTGGGCATTGCCCGCTTCCCGCACCCGCTGAGCGTCAGCGTGGGGCTGTCTGGTCGCGATCTGGACATGCTGCAGATCACCGTCATGGACGGCGAGCACGTCATGCGCACCATCCAGGCGAAGACTGTCGAAGGCCTGCGCGAACTGCTCGCCCTGGGCGACCTGTCACCGGAGGCAGCATGACCACCGCCACCCTGGCACAGCTGCAGCGCCGCTACACGCTGCCGTATCTCACCCTGAGCGAACTGCGGGCCGAGCACTTCCCGCACATTCGCACAGACCGCCACCTGCGCCGGCTGATCGACACCGGCGAGCTGAAGATCACGCTCCAGCGGCTGCACGAATCCAAACGCAGCCCGCTGGTCGTCACCCTGGAAGAGCTGGCCCGATACCTCGACGCCCAGCTCCAACGGGCCAACGCCGCCTAAGCGGCACACAACCAGAGGAAGCACCAATGAAACCTACCGACCCGGGCGAGTTCATCGCCAGCTTGAACGCCGGCGTACTCGCCAACCAGATGGGCATGGCCCTGTCGCACGTCGCCGCCGGCGTCGTTGAGCACGGCAAGAAGGGCAAAGTCACCCTCACGCTTGAGCTGAGCCAGATCGGCGACAGCCACCAGGTGAAAGTGGCCCACAAGCTGGACTTTACCGAGCCAACCAAGCGCGGCAGCAAGCGTGAAGACACTGCCACCGAGACGCCGTTCTTCGTCACTGCCAACGGCCTGCAGCTGTTCGCAGACAACCCCAGCGGCCAACTGTTTAGCAAGCAGGACGCCCCGGTCGTCGCCCGCGACTGACCGCCAGCAGCACCAATCCACCTACCACAAGGAAAGACCTAATGCTGACAGCAGAAACACTCAAGCAAATCACAGACGCCGCCAACGTCGCCTACGGCAAGCCGCTGGAGTCGTTCACTCCCGCACTGCTGGTTCCTGATAGCTACTCGCTGAAGAACATCGAGCATCTGCAAGAGTTCCGCAGTCGCTTCCGCGGGCAACTGCGCACCGAATCCATCGCCGACTTCTGCAAGTACGTCAAAGAGCACCGCGTAGAAACCTTCGCCACCATCGGATTCGTAGACGCAGAGCGCATGGCCTGCAATGTCATCTTCAATCTCGGCCACATCGAAGAGCCAGGCCACGGTGACGACGAAGCGCTGCTGCAGCTCAAGCCCACCGCTGCGTTCAAGGCCATGAAGCAGATCGCCGGCGAACACCTCGGCCAGACCAAACTGGCCGAATGGATGGAGGACTGGCACGGCAACCTGGTCGTGATCGACGCCAACGGCGAGAAGATGGAAGTCGCCGATGCCGTACAGAAGATCCGCACCATCACCATCACTGCGAAGGCAGAGCGCACCAGCTCCGAGAGCAACTTCGGTACCAGCCGCAGTGCGATGGACTCCATTGAAGCCAAGCACGCCGAGAAGCAGCCGGCCGAACTGCACTTCACCACTGTGCCGTATGAGGGCCTTGCAGCACGCACCTTCATCCTGCGGATCAGCATCCGCACCGGCGAGAAGCCAACGCTGATGCCCCGCTGGGCCATGCAGGAACAGAACGAAGAAGACATGGCGCAGGAGTTTAAGCAAGTACTACTGAACGAGCTGAGCGAAGTCGCAGACCTCACCGTCGGCACCTTCGCCATCGTCAAGTAACCACCTACCACAGCAGCCAACCCGGCGGCGCGCCAACCACGCCAGCGCCGCCGGGCGCAGGGAGACACAGCCAATGACCGAACCAACCACCCTCACCGCCATCCACTACCTGGGCGCCGCCATCCTCGTCCTGATTGCCCTGCTGGCCATCGCCTGCTGGTGGGCCTATGACGCATTTGAGCGCGGCAGCAGCATGGGCCGAGCCGAACTCAGCAAGCTGCGCGCAGGCATGAACTCGGCAAACCGCAACAACAACGACCTACGCCGCGAGACAGTCAGCCTCAAGAACCAGCTGGAGCGCATCAAGTCGGACTACGCCCAGGCGCTGGAACAGCAGCAGCTGAACCATGAACAGGAACTGCAAGCCCTGCGCGCCCAGCTCACGCCCCTCAGCGAACGCGACATCACGACCATCCAGCAGATGGCCGAAAAGCTCAACCTCAGCTCGCCCGCGCTCCACGCCGCCGGCCACTTCCGCGAAGCCAAGCAGGCCAAGAACCTTGCCTCCAGCGGCTTCCGCATCGTCGACGACCTCAACCGCGCCCGCGCCACGCAGGAGGCAGCATGACAGGCCAAGCCATCCGCACCCGGCAAGAGCTGATGCAGCAACACGCTGCCCACGCCGCCAACATCGCCCTGCTGCTGCGCACCCCGCCCGAGGGCGAAGCCGCTCGCTTTCGCCGGCAAAAGACAATCGACAACCTGCGCAACCAGATGCTGGATATCGACATCCAGCTGATGCGCGAAGAATGCGCAGAGGGGGCCTGACATGACGTGGATCATCACCGCCAGCGGTCGCCGCTTCGACCTGCTGAACCCTCAGCCTGACGCTATCGCACCACGCGATATCGCATTCAGCTTGGCCAAAATCTGCCGCTTCAACGGTCACTGCACAGGCCACTACTCCGTTGCCGAACACAGCCTGCGAGTCGCCGAACTGGTCGCGCCAGAGCACAAGCTCGCCGCCCTGCTGCACGACGCAACCGAGGCATATGTTGGCGACATGGTCAGCCCACTGAAACAGATGCTGCCGGCCTACCAACAGATCGAGCAGCGCATTTGGCACGTCATCTGTGACCGTTTCGGGATCAACCCAACGCTGCCGGACGAAGTGCACCAGGCTGACCTGACAATGCTCGCCACCGAGCGCCGAGACCTGATGCCAGCCCACCCAGACGAGTGGGCCTGCCTTGCAGGCATCACCCCGGCCAGCGGAACCATCAAGCCACTCAGCGCCATCCACGCTCGATTCCAGTATGAACAGGCTCTGCTCGAAGTGCTTGGAGGTGACCTGTGAACGCCATCCACCAAGAGGATTACAGCGCGATCGGCACCCAGCACGAGCAGGTAACAGGCCGCATCAACGACATGCTGATCGAACTGCAAAACCACGCCTACGCCACCGGCGTAGAGCGCGGCAAAGAGCTGGCCAAGCAGGCAGCTATCGAGGCGGGCACTATCTCTCCGACGCTCTGCCAAACCATCCACCTCGGGCAACCCGGCGTCACCGTAGAACCCTGCTTGATGCTGGGGCCGGATGAAGAGGAGGTGGCCTGCCTGCTGTTCACCGCCCCCGGTACCGAAGTGCGCTTGACCTGGCAAACGCAGACCCAAGCGCTGGCCGCGCTGGCAGCAGCAACGACCGAGGCCTGCATTGAGGCAGACGCACCGCCGGTTACCTGCGAGTGCGGGGACAGCTACCCGCACAGCAGCCACGGCGCGGGATTCATCGAAGGCCGCGGCCATTGCGCGAACTGCGCCGCCGGATCCGGGGAAATGGCATCACTGCTGGGCGTGAGCCCTGCGCCAGTTAGGCGGGTGGAGCAGAACCATGACGCGATAGCGCTGGAGAAGGCGCGAAACATCATGCAGATCATGTATGGCGAAACGCCACGCGGCGGCTCTACTCAACTGCTCGCCATGGTTCAGGTGTGCGTCCTTGAAGCCATGAGCCATGTATGCACCCCACAACACGCACCCACCGCCGTGCCACTCGCAGCCAAACACCAGGGCATGTGCATCAGCGCACAGGGCTTGCTTGCCCGCGTTCGCGGCCGCCTCCAGTTCGGCGCACGCGAGATGCTCAAGCACCTCGAAGAAATGGCCGACCGTTACTACGCCGGAGATATCTCTGTGGTGGATGAGTTCCTGCAACTGTACTGCCTGGACGAGAAGCGGCCGGAGCAGCGGGCAGCAGTCGAGAGCGGAGGAGGAGAGCGATGAGAGACCTGATTCTGGATGCAGCTTTCGCAATCGGCGGATGCGTCATGCTGGCAGCGGGCATTGCCTTAGCGGCTGCAGCTGTAGGGCTTTCAACACTTTTGCTGCGAGCGGCCTGCACATTCTTCATCAAAGACGCGCTGCTCGAAACCTACAACGTCGCATCGCTGCAGTATTACATGCGCGTAATGGTCGCCCTTGGCCGCAAGGGTCTGCTCAAGCACGTTGAGGAAGCGCGCAACGAGCAAAGCAAGGAGCAGAACCCATGAACCTCCACACCCAATACCAACTCAACTACGCCAACGACCTGCGCATCGACCTGTTCGCAGGCGGCGGCGGGGCCAGCACCGGCACCGAAATGGCGACCGGCAAGCCGGTGGATATCGCCGTCAACCACAACGAGAACGCGATCAGCATGCACCGCGTCAATCACCCCTACACCCAGCACTTCACGTGCGACGTGTACGAGGTGAAGCCGCACCAGGTAACCGGCGAGCGCCGTGTGGCACACCTGCACGCCTCGCCAGACTGCACCCACCACAGCCAGGCAGCGGGCGGGCAACCGCGCAGCACCGCAAGCCGCTCCCTGTCGTGGGTTATCGCCATGTGGGCAGGCCAGGCAGCACCCGCCATGATCACCATGGAAAACGTCAAGCAGATCCGCAACTGGGGGCCGCTGGTCGCCAAGCGCTGCAAGGCCACCGGGCGCGTTGTCACACTCGACCGTATCACCTGCCCCCGCACAAACAAGACCATCAACCGCGTTGCCGACCCGGGCGAGCGGGTACCGGTGCAGAACCAGTTCCTGATCCCCGACCCGAAGCGCAAGGGCAAAACCTGGCAGGCCTTCCTCAAGCACTTGCGCGGGTTGGGGTACCAGGTAGAGCACCAGCTGCTGCGCGCCTGCGACTACGGCGCAGCCACCACCCGCGAGCGCCTGTTTCTGGTTGCCCGCCGCGACGGCCTGCCCATCTGCTGGCCCGAGCCAACCCACTTCGAGAAGCCCAAGCGCGGCCAGAAGCGCTGGCCAGCAGCAGCGGATCACATCGACTTCAGCCTGCCTTGCCCGTCGATCTTTGACCGCCCACGCCCGCTGGCCGACGCCACCATGCGCCGCATCGCCAAAGGCATCCGCCGCTTTGTGCTCGATAGTGCGCAGCCCTTCATCGTGCCGATCGCCAACTGGAGCAGCGACAGGGTGCACCCCGTCGACGAGCCATTGCGCACTATCACCGGCCAACCCAAGGGCGGCGCGTTTGCGCTGACCTCTGCTGTCATCGCGCCGGCCACCCATCACGGCGCAGACCGGGTACAAGACGCTCGGCAGCCACTGCCAACCATCACCTGCGCCAACCGGGGCGAGCTCATGGTTGCAGCGCCAACACTGGTGCAAACCGGGTACGGCGAGCGCAAAGGCCAAGCGCCTCGCGCGCTGGATATCAGCAAGCCACTCGGCACAGTCGTCGCGGGTGCAGCGAAGCATGCTCTGTCGTGCGCCTTCATGGCCCAAATGAACGGAGGCTACAACACCACCCCCGGCCACCCACTCACCCGGCCAGCCAGCACCATCGTCGGCAAAGCCAGCCAGCAGCAACTGGTCACCGCTAACCTGGTCACCCTGCGCCGCAACTGCACCGGCCAACCAGCAGCAGCACCGCTGCCAGCCATCACCGCCGGCGCAGAGCATCACGCCCTGGTTGAATGCACCCTCTCCCCCGAGGTGATCGAGGAGAAAGCCCTGCGCGTTGCCGCGTTCCTCATGAGCTACTACGGCACCGATAACCTGTCAGCTGCTGACGCCCCGCTGCCCACAATCACCACAAAAGACCGGCTCGCGCTGGTAACCGTCGTGTACCAGGGCACACCCTACGTCATCATCGATATCGGCCTGCGCATGCTCCAGCCGCGCGAGCTGTATGGCTGCCAGGGCTTTCCCAGCAACTACGAGCACGAACGCGGCCATGACGGGCGCATCTTCACAAAATCCGAACAGGTCAAGATGGTAGGCAACAGCGTCAGCCCCTACCCGCAGTGCGCAGTGGTGAAAGCCAACGAGCACGACCAGCAGCTGGTGCAGGGGGTGGCGGCATGACCAAAGCCCAAGCACTACCCGCCGTGACACTCACCATCCGCTGGCAAGACCTGTTGCCAGCCAGCACCACCGCCGCCCTGCGCCGCCAGCGCTGGGCTCATTGGCTAAGACTGAGCCGCACAGCCGGCCACAACGGCACCGCGCGGTTCTGGACCACCCCAGACGCGCCATGCACCACCTGCAGCCACCGGCGTGGCGGCTGGTGCCGCGCACAGGGCCTGCCGTGCAACTTCAACCCCATCAGCACCCCGCGCTGCGGTCTGCAGGGCTTGGCCTGCTGGGGCGCTGGCTATACCGCCAGAGCGCTCGAGCAACTGCCTCTGATCGCAACGGCCAGCACGGCAAGGGAGGCGTCAGCATGACTTGCCACCTACACCGCTGCACCAACCTGCCAGAGCCTGACTACATCGAGCGCGGCACACGCCCGAAAAAGCCCACTCGCTGGCGTGTGAACTACCTCATCAAAACACCGGACGGGGCAACACACATTGAAAACACCACAGTCACCCAGCCCATCACCATCCCCGAGCTGCTGGCAGTAATGGACAAGATGATCGAGCGGCTGGGCGATGAGGTGGGCAACGTAGCAACGCAGGTCACGTGGGACGCGTTCTCGCGGGGCGGGCACAGCAAGAAAAGAAAGGGAAAGGGGAGGGCCTCAGCATGAGCGCCGCCAAGGTACTAGAATTTGAGGAGCTGCAGCGGATCACCGGCTACACGCGGCGGGCCGACGTGGAGAAGTCGCTACGCCGGCAGGGCATCAAAACCTTCGTTGGCCGCAACGGGCCATGGACGACCATCGATCTGGTCAACCAGGCAGGCGGGCTACGCCCAGCGGATAACGACAACTACGGACCAGACATCGTATGAGACGCGGCCGCAAGCGGAAGCACAACCCGCTCATTCCCAAGCACATCGATCAGAGCGCCCTGCCAAAGGACGTCTACTTTGATCACCGCGGAGAGGGCCGCTGGTACCGGCTGGCCTTCAACGAGGCGGGCCGACGCACCCGCCAGAACCTGTGCAGCGCCAAGGTCACCCTGGCCGAGCTGCACAAGTTGATCGAGGAGCTGGACGGCCACGACACCGCCAGCCTTGATTACCTGTTCGAGCAGTTCCACGCCAGCCCGCAGCTTAAGCGCCTGTCCACCAAGACGCAGGAAGACTACGCCTACTGCCGCGAGATCCTGTCCAACCTACCAACCAAGCTGGACATGCCGCTTGGCCAGCTGGCCGCCCGCAAGTTCACCGCCCCGATGATCCAGCGCATCATCGATAAGCTGGCAGAGTCAGGCCCTTCAAAGGCAGCGCACTGCCTGCGCTACCTGCGCCGCGTCATGCAGTGGGGCCGCAACCGCGGCTATATGGACGACAACCCAGCCAAGGGTCTGGAGTCACCGCAGGAACGCAAGCAACGCCGGCTGCCAGATACCGCAGTGATGAACGCCCTGATCCAGCGCGCCCAGCAGCGTGGCCAGCTGAAGCGCGGCCAAGCTGGGGCCTGCTCGCCATACCTCTGGATTGCTATGGAGCTCAGCTACCTCTGCCGGCTGCGCCTGATCGAAACCATCACCCTGACCGACGCCAACGAACGCCCCGAAGGCATCCTCACCAACCGCCGCAAGGGTAGCCGCGACAACATCGTAGGCTGGACACCGCGCCTGCGAGCGGCATGGAATGCAGCCAAAGCGCTGCGGGCTGACACCTGGGAAAAGAGAAAGACCGCCGTGAACCTGCAGCCAGCACGCCGCCCGATCATCGTCGGCACGAGCGGCCGCGCCCTGACCAAGTCCGGGCTGGATACCGCATGGCAGCGATTCATCACGTCAGCGCTGAAGGATGGCGTGCTGACACCGGAGCAACGCTTCGGTATGCACGATCTAAAAAGGAAAGGAATCACAGACACGAAGGGCACCCGGGCAGACAAGCAGCAGGCCAGCGGGCACAAGGATGAAGCGATGATGGATGTTTACGACTTGAGTGTGCCGACGGTTAAGCCGTCGGCAGATTGAATGTGAAAGACGCGGCCATGCTCAGGCCTCCCCTGCCTGATTGATCTTCTCAAGCAAGCTCAAAGCAGAAACCATGCCCTCTGACGGCTCCTCAATATCAGAATAGTAGTCATCCAGAGCAGATCTGAAGGAGCGACGCAGGAGCGCGCCATCCTGGATGGCGATGACATGCCCCATTCGATAGTCCCCATCGTTCACCAATTGATGGCCGGGGGCTGGAATGTTTATGAACCCCATGAAGGTTCCAAGAATCCCGACAGACACACCAAGACTGTCCGGGCTCGGCGTCAAAATTACCGTGGATTCTTTCCGCTGGGATGTCATGAGCCAAAACACCCTGTGAGCCTCATCCTCTACAGGCTGCCAGCGCTCCCAAAGCCGCACATTGGGATTAATGGTCTCAAGATCATCAGCCATCATGATTAACCTGGCTTGCTCATGATCAACTTGCTGCCGAAAGGCCTCACCGTATGTGAAGTAGCCGGCACTCAACGCAACCTTCGCAACGAACCGGATAGAATCATCAAGACCAATGCGAATTCCTCCGACTTTTACCTCCTTCCCCCCGAACTCTCCTCTATCCAACACCCTCCTATCACGAGCATCGAAGACGCTTAGCCCATCCTGGCCAAACGAGACTTGCACCGGCCTGCCATCCAGCTCGGAGCGCTTTGCACGAGGCAACGGCGGCTGGCCACTGTACCCCCGAGAGTCTGCGTCACGACGATCAAATAGCACCAGAAAGTCATTAGCTACAGCGCCATCGAGCTTGGCAGCAACGGTGTTATTGAGCACCCTGTCGGCCGGAACCGTAAACCCGTTGTGACCACCGAGCGAGAGAGGAATGACGTGCTCCACACTCAAGTCGCTGCTCAAACCATCCTTATAGATGCAATAACCTTTACTAGGCGCGCTCAATACCACCTCCTTGTTCAGTCACAAATCCAACTCGTTTCACACCATTTGTCGAGCATGCCACTAAAGCCCGCTCTACGCACACAGGTCGGACCGCTAAGGCGATCATCCTCGGCACCAGTGGCCGCGCCCTGACCAAGCCCGGACTGGATACCACCTGACAGCGATTCATCACATCAGCGCTGAAGGATGGCGTGCTGACACCGGAGCAACGCTTCGGCATGCACGATCTGAAAAGGAAGGGGATCACAGACACGAAGGGCACCCGGGCAGACAAGCAGCAGGCCAGCAGGCACAAGGATGAAGCGGTGATGGATGTGTACGACTTGAGTGTGCCGACGGTTAAGCCGTCGGCTGATTAGCGGCGTCTCTATCTTTTATAACGCCAGCCACAAACTTCTGGCCCTGGAAGACCTCCCAGAAGAACGACTTCAAATCTTCCTTATCAAGTTTGTTCAACTTTCGGTGCACACAAACATCAGCATGTGAGTCTGCATCGTCCAGAGGTGTCGCGTAAACACTCAGCGTCCGCAGCCCCACGTCGTCTCCATCTGCCTCAGTTCGAGCCTTACGAAGCTCACTTGCCTCGCATGTAACAAAACCAAGGTATGTCCGCTTGCGAGGGCCTTCGCGCATGGCCCGCTTCGTACCAAATTCGTCAATCTCAGCACGGGTCGTCATACCAACCCGACGAACAGAGAGGCCCTTGTTGAAGGCATCTCCGAACGCGGCCGGCGTACAAGCTAACGACATCCGTATATCTGGGTCTTCGAGATCAACTTGAGTGGGATCTTCAATCAACCGAGCAAGGCTCTCTGGCCCAGCCACCGGTTCAATCCCGTCCGACTCCGTCGGCAGCGCCTCCGCAGTCTCAATATCTTCATCAGACAAACCAAGTGCGGCGAGCTCCTTGCACTTGTCCTTGTGATCACTGGTGACTATTGGTCTGACACGGTGTGGCATTTGCTGGCTTAATTACAGAGACTCAATAAAGGCCCAAGCTTGCTCAAGGTCCGCCGGCTGGTGCAGGTTCGCCTCAAAAAGCTTCTTCTGTCCAGTTTCTCGATTGCGATATACGCACGCTAGTTCGTGATCGTCATAGAACGAAACAGAGAAATATGCACGACCGGTATCCCAGAACAGACCCGGAATCCCCTCCTCGTCGAGCATCGGACTCACGTCCGGGCAGCTCTCCACAATAGAACAGAGCATATAAAGGAACGCGGACGCCGCATTCAGGCGCTCATCAGTAGGCGCCAACGCATCCTCACCGTCCCAACCGTCGACTAGGGTCCGATAATGATCCAAGGCAGCAGACGCACGCACGCAGTACTCACGGGAGACCAACTCACCTTCAGACAAGGCGCAAGCGGTCTCAATAGTAGGTGCAACAACACGCACCTCAAACAGCGCCTGCATGAGTGAGTCCAAGCTGGATTCGGCAGTTTCTACAGCAGGCGCGCGGTACTGGCCAGCATCCCGAAAACCCAAAAAGGAATGCTTCAGTCCGGCCTTCAGTACCTTCTTGAAACGAGCGCTTACCTCGGCGGTGGAAACCTCCGGCTCTCGAATGACTTGCGGCAGAGCATACATGGTCATTAACTCCCTGTTCTCAACCCGATAGCTTCAAGCATTTTTTCTGACAAGATATCCGTAATATGGGTTTTGTGCACAGCTTTCAGACTACGAACCAAGGGTTCTAGTTCGTCACCAGGCGCAAGCGCAACGCCATGAGTCAGGGTGATATCCACCTGACTAAAATAGGTCCCATCGAACGAATCCGCCATTCTCACGTGGTTAATCTTGCCTAGATTCAGCGAATCGCGACCAGCCAGCTCATCAAAGAACCCGTAGTGAGAGTGCCAGTACTTAGACTTCTTAATGGCTCCCATCGACAACAGCTCAGACCGGTTGCTGAACAGCTCCTCTGGATCCCAATGTATGTCAGGTGACGTGAACTCGTCTCGGTACTCCAAAGTCAGCTTTTCTGCTTGCGCCCCGCTAGAACCAAATGCCTTGCAACCGATATCCAGAAAATACTTAGCCTCAGCCCAGAACGAGTTGAAGTCCGTGTATTCATTAGTGCAGAAAACAGCCCGATTACCCGCGACCTCAAACCATTTTGCCTCAGTACCATCAGGCTTTCTGATGAAGTAGTGGTATCCAGACTCTTCCTCGTGAACCCGGTCTGAGCTTTCCAGACCAGGAAACGGAATATTGAGACTGCGGATTACGCGACGCATGTTGAGCTTGGTCCGGAACCGCTTTGCCTCATCTCTAACAAGAGAGAGACCTTCAGCTCCTACCTCACTAGGGAATTCGAGCACCAAGGCTACAGCCTTAATAGAGTGCACATCATTAAGAGGCGTGATCAC